GCGCTACCTGCGGAAGATGGCACATGCTGCCATCGGCGACCCTGACGGGATCAACGCTGCCGACGATCCGTCGTCGCTGCTACCCAAAGACGACGATGACGCTGAGGACGTGGAGCTTGAGGAGCCAGACTCACTCGGGATATTCGAGTGGTCCGCCCCTCCTGGTTGCGCTGTCACTGACCGCGTGGGATGGGCGATGGCCAACCCGTCGATGGGACACGGCATCGCGGAGCGCACGATCGCAGGGGCCTGTCGCACTGACCCTGAGTGGGTGTTCCGAACCGAGGTGATGTGCCAGTGGTCGGACGGCTCGATCGAAGGGCCGTTCCCTCCCGGTACTTGGGAGGCTGGCACGGTCCGACCTCCTGCACTGCCGGCCATCGTCGGCAAGGTCAAGGCGGGCATCGACGTATCGCACGACCGCTCCCGCGCGCACATCACCTTCGCTGGGATTAACGATCGGGGCCGACCTCAAGTCGAGGTCGTGGCTTCCCGTGCCGGTGTCGAGTGGGTCCTGCCGTGGTTGCAGGACCCGAAGCGCGTCGACCTGATCGAGGCTGTGACGGGACAGACGCGCGGCGCCCCAGTGTCCGGGTTGCTGATTGACCTCGCGGCGGCTGGAGTGCCGATTGTCGACTGGCAGGGTGCAGACCTTCCTGCGGGGATGGGCGCGTTCTACGACCTTGTGCGCGACAACGGTTTCGACCATCTCCCCCAGCCTGTCCTCGACGTGGCAGCAGCAACCGCAGTGACCAAGCCATCCGGTGATGGGTGGCTCTGGGATCGGCGCCATTCGCCTACTGACATCGCCCCACTGATCGCCGCGAACGGTGCGATGTGGTTGCTCGGGCGTCCGGTCGACAAACCGTTCGTGTCGAAGTACGAATCCAAAGACCTCGCGGTCGTCTGATCGAAGGAGCCCCCTGTGCGTCGTGACCGACTGATTAGACGCGCCGAGCGGGGCCGATTCCTGGTCACCACTGACTCCGAAGAGACCTTCGAGGGTGTGCTGGTCGACTGGGATGAGGGCCACCTCATCCTTGCCGACGCGTCGTCGGTTTCGTCCAAGGGCGACCGTCTGAAGATTGACGAGTACCTGTGGCTGCCAAGGGCTCGCGTCAAGTACATGCAAGCACTGAGGGGGTGACATGTTCCTATCGAACGGGACGATCATCCCCGCGCAGGTTGACACGCTGGCGGACCGGACACCGATCTTCGCTGACGCCTCGTACTACGCCACGTCTGCGCTTGAACTGCTGGGCACCTATGCCGCGTACAGCGCGCTGTACAAGTCGCAGGTGTGGGTCGGGATTGTCATTCGCAAACTGGCGATGGCGACCGCACGTATGCCCTTCGAGGTGAAGGAGCATGTGGCCCACCTGGACAGTAAGCCTGAGGACGGCCCGCTGACTGCGTTGCTGACCCGGCCGAATGAGCGCATGTCTGGGTTCAAACTGTGGGAGTGGACCTCCTCCACTCGTGACATCTACGGCGAGGCGTTCTGGCTAAAGATGCGTGACGAGAAGGGCGTTGTCCGCGAGCTCCACCCGATGCACCCGGCGAACGTGATCGCACGCCGCAACATCGAGGGCGGCCTTGAGTACATCTACTCCTCTGGCACTCGCAACGTGTCGATGCTCCCGCCGATCCCTGAAGAGGATGTCGTCGCGTTCACGACGTACAACCCGGACAACCTGACGCGCGGTTTGAGCAACCTTGAGGGCCTGCGGATGACCCTGCTGAACGAGGACGCTGCGAGGCGCGCAACGCAGGCTTTCTGGAAGAACGGCCTACGCCCGTCTGTGGTCCTGAGCCACCCCAGCGAACTGTCACAGCCCGCGATGGACCGGCTCAAGGCGAACATGGACGCCCGTCACGCTGGCGCGGACAACATGGGCGGCTCGCTCGTCCTTGAAGAGGGCTTGACCACGACGACGATGCAACTGACCGCCGAGGAGATGCAGTACATCGAGGGTCGGAAGCTGAACCGCGAAGAGGTCTGCGCCGCCTATGATGTGCCCCCGCCGGTGGTCCACATTTTGGACCACGCGACCTTCAGCAACATCACCGAGCAACTGCGCTCGCAGTACCGGGACACCATGGCGCCGAGGTTCGTCGGCCTCGAAAGCGTCATCAACCACCAGCTGGTGCCGGACTTCTACCCCGACCGCGGCGTCTATACCCGTTTCAACATGGATGAGGTACTTCGAGGTGACTTCGAGGTTCGCGCGACGTCGGTCGGTAACCTGATCGAGAAGGGCGTGATGAAGCCCTCCGAGGCTCGCCCGATGTTCGGTCTGCCTGCCGCAGGCGATGTCGCGGACAAGCTGTACGCCAACGCCGCGTTGCAAGAGCTGGGCACACCCATGCGGCGCGTGTCGATCACAGAGTCGACAGCCCCGACTTCGGCCGCAGAGGCCCTGGCGGACGCTACGGTTGCCGCCACGAACGACGCGGCCACTGGGGACCCTGCGGCAGCAGGGAAGGCCATCACGCACTCGCTCATCAGCCGCATCGGGCGCATAGGGCGCAAGGCGACGACGAAGGACATCCGCGCTGGGCTGGTCACCGGCCACCAGAAGGAGCTCGACAAGTTCTTCGCTCGCCAGCACGCATCGGTCAAGGCTGCTGTGGGCAAGAAGGCTGCGGGCGCGTTCGACCCAAGCGCATGGGATGGCGACCTTGCCACGATCCTGCACTCACTGTCGGCTGCCACAGCGAAAGTGATTGGTGCGAAGGTCGCCGCTGACCTCGGAGGCGAGTACGACGGCGCCAGTATCGCGGACTACCTGACGACGAACGCGGCATCGACGGCCAAGAGCATCAACGCGACCACGGCGGACCAGATCGCCACGGCGTTGGAAGACGCGGCGAACGATGAGGACGCGATCGACGGCGTGTTCGATGGTGAGATCGCGGCCCGGTCCAATCAGATCAGCCTGACCCGTGTTGCTGTCATCGGCGGACTGGCTGCCCTCGTGGCGGCTCGCACGAACAAGGCCAAGACAAAGACCTGGATTGTGACCTCTGCCAAGCCCCGCGCCTCGCACGCTGAGATGGACGGTGAAGAGGTCGAACTCAACACGCTGTTCTCCAATGGCATGAATGGTCCTGGTGACTACTCCGGTGGTGCCGATGAAGTAGCGGGTTGCACTTGCGACATGGCCTTCAGTACCGACTAAGCACTCACTGTCTAACCTCGTCCGCCATGCCGATACCTACGACGTTCACAGACTCACAGCATCCGCAGGGTGGGGGGATGAACAGGAATCTGACTGGCGTTCCCGGCTCAGGTCGTCGCTCACGGAAGTATCGCGCGTAGGAGTAGAGCGGACGGTCCTCCTCGATCAGGGTCTGGATCTCGTTCATCCCGGGCGACGCCGTTGGGAAGTCCTCGATCTGTCCGTCTCGATGTCCGCCGACGAACTGGACTATCACTGTCCGGCCTCTATCACTTTGTCGTGCATCCGACAGAAGGTGCCATACGCACGCTTACGACGGCAGGGCCTACCTGCCGCGGTCGTTGCCATACAACGATCTTCATGTTCATCGGCCCAATGGTCACATGGCCATAGAGCCCCACATTCGGCACAGATCATCACTGCTCTGTGCATCGGGTCGGCGCCATGGCGCTGCCTTGAAAGGCACCAAGTGCAGGTCAGTTTGGAGTCGGTCGGTTCGGTCTTTGTCAACACGAGACGGCCGCACAGTGTTCGGCCGTCCTCTCCTGCAATGTGGACGTTGAGTCGGCTGTATGTCTTGGCGTTCTTCACTAGTTGCATGTAATGACTATAG